TCTACAACCTTGTTTGCTTTAAAATTACCTTTTTTGTAAATAAGACCTGCCATTTGTCTATAATCAAAATTTGGTTTGGCAAAACTGGGAGCTAATATAGTATTTTTGCTCAATTCATTATTATCAATATAATTTTTTCCAGTTATGAAATAATCAACATCAGCAAAGTTATCTGAATCCATTAATACTATCCATTCATTTTTAGCTAGGGAACAAGCTTTATGTTTATTTTTAAATGGACCTAGACGTGTATCATTGACATGCAATGCAAGTTTATCATTATTAGGAAACGCTTCTAATATTTTCTTTACGTCATTGCCATTTTCATCAGTTATAATAATTTCTGATATTAGATCATTCGTTAAATATTTTGGCAAATTCTTTTTCAAAAAAGTGTCATATCGATCCATTGTTGCAATGCATAAACTAAACATATTATTATATAATTGAGATTTATATAATATATACTTTAACTTAATACGTTATTAAGATTTATATAATATATACTTTAACTTAATACGTTATTAAGATTTATATAATATATACTTTAACTTAATACATTATAATGCCAATTAATTTTGTAATTCGTGGAAGATTGGGTAATGCTATTTTTAGATATTTTGCTAGTGTTATCTTGTGTTTAAAAACAAATAATACATATGTCATTGGACAACGTCAAAAAGTTGAATGTACAGATGACATGTTTGCAAATATGATTAAAACCAATAATTTTCCAAACGTATCATATAATATGTCTCATTTTTATCAACATGATACAATATATAGAAAAAATATGACAGCTATTAAAGAGTTTATTGCAAATCATCCAACACATTATGTTTTAACTGATGGAATTAATGCCGGTGATAGAAATCATGAAAAATTTATGATGACTGATATTTTAAATACTCCATCAACATTTAATAAATATTATGAAAATGTATTGCATATTAGGTTGGAAGATTTTGTTACTCATAATCTATTTATTCCTGTTCAAAAAATAATTACATTATTAAATACGGTCACATTGGTAAATTTATGTATTGTATGTAAGAAACCGGTCACACCTTTTGAACATGATTATATTGAAACAATATGTAAATTTATGTTGGATAGAGGAATAACAATTGTTTTAGAACATAATGATATATTAACCGATTTTCACATCATGAAAAACAGTAAATTGCTAATTTGTTCTAAAAGTACATTATCGTGGTCAGCAGCATTATTATCAGATAGTTTAGAAACTTGTTATTTTCCAGATTATAAAAAAACTTATGAAACATCTTGTTCTACAATAATTGATAACACCATTACTTATTAAAACAATTTTTTATAATATTTTTTATAATACCATTATCTCTTAACTTTTTTAAAACCAAATTGTTATGTTTTATTATTGTAACATTTGGTAAATCTTTCAATCGATCACAATGAGAAATATGATGATTATCATTGCGATCTTTAATAGCTGTATCTCCATGTATAATATAATTAACATTGTTGTTAATAAATGGTAATACTTCTATATATTTAATATCTTTTGCCTCCAATAATCTAGTTTGTGGTATGAACGCAATTACATCTGTGACATGATTGCATATGGAACCAAATAATATAGATGCATAACCACCAGATGATGTTCCAACAAATATAACTTTATCGTATTTATCGGATATCATATTATTTAAATAATTTACCGTTTCGTCAATATTGGTCGTTATACCATCTATACCCATATGATACCAGCATTGATGTTTGTCAATATAAAAAACCATATCACAATCATCCTTGAATGTTTGAGATAAATGTTTTAAAAACTCAAATGGTAATATGCCCCCAAATTGTAGACCCATGCCTCCAAAACACACAATTAAATTTTTATTGTTGTTTAATATTTTAAATTCGCTCATTTACTATTATTACATATATTATTATATTATAACATATGATTAAAAACAATTTATTTTATTGTAAAAATAAAGACACATATCCTCCATTTAAAAGTGGTCTATATTTGGAAGAATATTTTTTGGATTTTATTACGAAGACTAACGGTTGCACTGACAGAAAATATATACCAGCTCTATGGACAAATTTTCAGATTGAAAGTTGGTTTCGTCAAAATGATAAAAAAATATCAATGCAAACAGCATTAGATGCATGGTTATTAGAAAATCCATCATTAAATGGTTATTATACATTAGTTCAATATGATGATGGACCACAATTGCGTTTACCAACTAACACACATGTTTATGGTGCTTGTAGTGGTACGCATATTTTACCGTTGATCTATCAAGATATTAATAATACTTTATTATCAAAACCTAAAAAATCATTTCAAGAAAAAACTATTTTATGTTCATTTGTTGGTAACATAACTAGTAATAATGTTTTACCAAATGTTAGGCAAATAATGTTCAATACATTAAAAAGTGATAATTTTAAAATGATTAATTCCGGTGGATGGACACCTAATGTTAGAAAACAATTGCAAAATACTTTTATAGATACAACCATTTTATCAAAATTTGCATTAAGTCCTCGAGGCTACGGACGATCTTCATTTAGATTTTTTGAATGTTATCAACTTGGTACCATACCTATTTATTTATGGAATGATATTGAATGGTTACCTTTTAAAGATGAAATAGATTATAGTAAAATATGTATTTCATTGCATATTAGTAAAATAAATGAATTAGAAAATATATTGGTAAATATCGGAGAACAAGAATATAACAATATGTTCACTGAATATGACAAAATTAAACATTTATTTTCTTTAGAAGGTATGTGTGAAAAAATTATTACACTTGTATGAATTATTATATATTATAATGTATATGCACAACAACAATTATACATTTGATAGACAATATAGTAAATTAATTCATATACCAAAATCTGGCGGAACAACTTTTGAAGATCTTGTAAAAACATATAAATTACATATACTATGTGGATCACATCAACCAATCAGTAAATTTAATACGGTAAATGATTCCAATTATGTATTAATTCTTAGAAATCCTATAGATCGTGTATTATCTTATTATAATATGGTTATAAATTCTGGACCAAAATATCCATATAAACAATATATATTATCAATACCATTATTTATGGAAAATTGTTGGGAAGTTTGTAATCAATTGACTCTTTATTGTGCTGGAATAAGTTATTCAGAGTTAATAGAAAAATATAATAATGTTGTTAATATTGATATTTATAACTTAGCTTTGAAAAATCTTAAAGGAATAAAAGATATAATACTGTTTGATAATTTTAATGACAATGTCGCTAAATTTATTAAAGACAAATATAATGTTGACATTTCAACAATACCTGTTAAACGAAAAGGCAAATATTCCAAGTTCGCATCAATAAATGATAGAAATATAATAGAAAAATATAATATGTATGATATTATGTTATACAACAGTTTGATTAAATAATAATATTAAATATTTTTCGAATTCGGTAACATTCAAATTAAAATTACCATCACGATCTTCTTTAATATTAGAATATTTTTTATATTTTCTATTTAACACGTTGCATATTTCTTCTGTTTGACCATTCCATGGACCAGTTTCACCTTTATTACGCATTTCAATATATGTGCAATCTGTATTTGAATATAACATAAATGTTCCTTGACTACCTGTTGTAGATAAAATTAATTCCGATTCTTGAAATAATTTAATTTTATTTTCAACCGTTAAAGTTTCCAATGCTAATATATTAAAATTATATTTATTTAACATTGTTAATAATTCCAATTCATTAATTACCTGTCGTTTCATTACACCATTATGATTATCAACTGGTCCTTTTCTAGTAATATAAGTATATTTTTTATTTTGAATTGGATAAGAAAATTTATCAATAAATAATTGTCTCATGTAATGTATTGCCGAGGTTCTTCCGCTATTAGTATTTATACATCCATACATACTAATTAATTCATAATTGTCTTGTGGTAATGAATTAATTAGAAGAAATTTGTCTTGAATTATATTAAAAGCTTCTCTTTGATATGATAAAATAGTGTTTCCTATGTATATTTTATATGGAGCATTACATATTGTGGTGGGTGTATTAACTATCTTATCATTAACTATGGGGACCGATGAGTTTTTTTCACCACGTTTATTATATATTTTATTTTCAATATCATGTAACCCTCCCATAACATAGATGAAAAAATGATATAAAAATTGATTACTGCGACCTTCGAGATAAAATATAGTTTGCATATTATATTATATTTATAATAATAAAAATAGCATTGTAATTTATAATGCAAATTATACATATTACAGATGGTTTAAAATTTACATATGATAGAGGTAGACAAACTGATGTTGAATATGTATTTGGTATTGAAAATAACAAAATAGTGCAAAAATTTACATTAACAATTGACATAGTAATAAATTATAACGAATTAAATAACATAATAGAAAATACACAAATTATAACAGTTGATACAGGATATTTATTATATTCATTTAATTATGAAATATCATATGCTCATTACATGACACAAACAATTCCAAAACTATATGAATATTGCACTAAATACAGTGATCATGCTTTATTAATACCTAAAAGTAGATATAATAATTTGTGTAAAGAAATATTATCATTATTGAATATAACAAATATTTTAATTTTAGAAGATAAAAAAATATATGACGTAAAAAACTATGTAATATCAACTAAATTTTTAGCACCACCATCCAATTTTATACAAACACATATAGATATTTACAAAAAAATTAGATTACCATTAAATATTACAACAAATAACACGCCTCATAGAAAAATTTATTTACAACGTGATTCTTTAGCCAATATAAATTTTGGTAATAGTAATACAGGTGCAATGCGTCAAATAATTAATGAACGTGTAGTAATTGATGAATTAATTTCTTTGGGTTTTGAAATTGTAACTTTAGGAACTAAATTTATAACTGAGAAAAAAGAATTATTGTGTGATGCTAAAATTATAATTACACCAATAGGAGCAAACTGCATGAATTTAATATTTTCAAATGCTCCAAAAAATATTATTTATTTATCAAATGACAAGAATTTTGGTTTTGATTATTACACAAATTTATGTAAACAAGTTAATAATGCCGAAATAAATACAAAAAATTTAATATCACCTGGTATAAATGTCGATCCAAAAAATATATGGAATAGTTCATTTATTGTAAATATAGATAAATTAAAAAATACTATACAGGAGTTGTCGTAGTGTACTATACAGGAGTTGTCGTAGTGTACGAATGCCAATTGCATTTATTAAAGAATTCTTGCCAATATAAATAAGTTTTATAATCATTTGGTGTTCCCCAACATATATAATGTGATACTTGAAATGCTTTAACTTTTAATCCTGCTTTAATATTTGCATTTATTACATCATCAACATAATATTCACCATTTGTCATAATTTTATTTTCGTAATTTTGTTTTAATCCATTAATAAAATTAATACCTTTTCTATAAAACATTGTGCCAATAATTACATGGGATTGTTTAATATTATGTTTATCAGGATTAAATTTTTTACAGGAAACATTAATAATATTATTTTGATCATCTGTTTCTAACCAAGCATACATATTTGGATTATTTTTACTTGCCGATTGATTTTTATATGTCCAAACTATGATGTCAATAGTTTCATCGTTTAACAATGTATTATATTTTTCTGTGTCATACAATACTCCATTATCGCATGCACTAATTAATATCGAATTATCATGATCAGTTTCCGAAAAACCCAGTTCACATGTGCATGCTTGACCTTGTGTCACATGATTTAATGCAGTAACAGAACAATTATCGTATTTATTTTCGAGTATATTTTTAATATTATATTCGTCAATATGTTCTTTCAAACAAATAAATTTTTTACAAACAGTTTTCGGTAAACAATCCACGGCACACTCTATCATTGTTTTTGTATCTACTGGTAGTAATGGTTTAGGTAATTCATAATTTTCATTTTTAAATCTACTACCATGGCCAGCCATAGGTAAAATTAATGTTGTATTTAAATTATTATCGATATTCAAAATATTGTTTTTAACACTGAAATAATTACTCCAAAAATTATATTCTTCGAGATCATAAGGTGTACCCCATTGTAACATATTTTCTATTTCAAATATACGAACATTTAAATTGTCCTCTCTTAATAAATTATACACCATACTAACATAAAATTCATTTTTAACACGCATATTTCTTTCCATCAATATTTTAAAATATTTTTTCATTATTGCACCAGTTTTAAAATAATATGTACCATTTGACGCATATTCATTCATTTTATTATCAGTAAATGGCATTTTTTCCTGTATTTTATCCATATACATAGATCCCACATCCGTCTCTCGCAAAAATGCATAATTATCTGCACCTAACATATGAGGATGAAATCCTTTATAACATGCTATAGAACCATCGCCATTATTACTTCTTACATCTTTAAGAAATTCCTCATAATTCCAATATGTGCCATAATCACAATAACTTATTATCACTTCTTCATTATTATCAATGGTGTGAAATATTTGAGTGGTGGCATGAACTGGACCTTGTCTATCATCAACTGATACTTCAAATATTTTACCATATGGATTAATTTTTTCCAATACATTTCTCATATTAGTCTGTGATAAATGATCACTATTACAAATATATGATACTTTTAATTCATTGGGAAATAGATTGGTAACATGTTCTATTATTGGTATACCATCAACTTTAATCAATGGTTTAGGATCGGTATATTGTGCATCTTTAAAACGTTGTCCCAGGCCAGACATTGGTATAATAATTTGAACGTTTAACCATTTTTCTACATTGTAAACTTTTGTACATATCATATTAAATTTAATATCATTATTATTGAAATATTTTTTATATTCTTTAATTTTTTCAGGTTGATTCTGTAATTCAGGAGAGACAAAACATAATTTAAAATGCTGTTTCAATAATGTGTACGTTTCTTTTGTTAATGGATTCTTAGTAAAACAATCTACCCATACCCATTTAACTTTATTTTTCATCATTACTACAGATTCAATACTTTCATATTCTGAAAATCTGATGGCAAAATCAGCTATATTATGATATTTATTAATCATTGGAAAAGATGAATCTAAAAAAAAATAATTGGTAATATCATATTCTTTAATCATTTCCAATATTTTCATTTCTATCCCTTCACTTTTGATATTTAATATGATAAATGAATGCTTATAACTTTGTAAAAAATCTTTAAATAGTGTACCCGTTGAATATGGATCGTGAGCCAAATAAATATCACCATTTGAGTGATCGCGAAGATCAATTTCAATACCGTATTTCTCAGGTATATCATTCAATTCTTCAATCGTATTAATTCGATGACATGCAAACATTGTTTTATTATTATAATCGTATGGATATAAATATGTGTATGCGCTATTAAGACCATTATCTAACTTTGTCACTGCACAACTATCAATTGTCATGGTATTATAAGTATTATTATTATTCCAACCAACATTAGAACCATCAGTATATTGAATAGTTAATGTATTATCTTTAATTTCTGTTATTTCGCCAATATTTGAACTATCATTTATTTTCACACGCATATATAATTTAAATTCATTTTTATCATAATGTTCTGTATTATAATCATATATTACATCAACACAATCCAAGCTATATTTAAAACGAGAATTAATATTTAAGAAATCGGGAGTAACTATAGCTACTAATTTTGTATCGGATTTAGAAAATAATACATTGGATATACCACCACCTATAGCACCCATAACATGTGTTGCCCTGGAAAAATATAATATTTTTTCAATTGTACTTAAATTTTCTGTAAATATTTCACTATAACCATCTAATAATAATTGTTCAACTAATTTATCTTCATTCATCATTCGTCTTTTCATTGTGTAATTTGTACCAATATTCGTTAAATTATTATGTATCCATGTTCTTCTGGAAATATACATTTTTTTAGGTGTAATTATATTGTTATCTGCAACTTTTTCAACCAAACCCTGATAAAAATCATATATTTCTTTTCTAGGTGGCAAATTAGAATCGAAATCATGAGTATATGATGTAGACACATAAACATTTTCATATTGTCCATACTTATTTATCATAATAATATCATTATCATATATGCCACATAAATTTAAAAATTCTTTTACAAAAACATATAATGAATCTTTTTGGTCATTAGGATATTGCATTAGTAATTTTAAGTTTGGTTTTTCAACTTTTAATTTTTTATAACTGATTAAATATGGTAATGTATCATATAAAAAATGAAAATAGTTATCAGTATTATAAATAAAATAAAAATAATCACCATTATAACTTGTAGTCGCCGTAATAGGTTTACTATTAAATTCCATATCGTGTTGTTCATATATGGAATTTATTTTAAGAGACATTGTTTTTTCGATAACAGGTAAATATAATTTATCACATGAATTAATTAATACATTGGGATAAAATAAATTATGACCTACAAATGTTGCATTATGAAAAGAATAAATGTTAATTTTTCTATTATTTTCATCTTCTAAAAATAATTTTTTGTAAATGTTTGAAATATTCAAACTTTCAATTTTCATATTATAATTACTACAATAATTATAATGTTAAACTAAACATAATATATTTATTTAGATTGTGTATAAAGTTGAAGTTGAATCAAGTGCGTCACAAAATTGATCAATAATATCAATAGACTTTCAAAACACTATTTGGAAAAGATCGTTCAGCTTGCTCATGAAAATGATTGTCAAGTGTATTTCTTATATCTTCCTTCATTTGGATTTACAGGTGAATTAATTCAATATCTTGATTTTTATAAAGCAAATGGAACAATTTTGTACCCGCCAACCTATTTTATGAGTG